GTATCGACTCCCTTCCGCAATCAACAGATGTATACTCCAGGAGACCGTTTGGATTACGCATCGTTTGATATGCGTTTCATCGTCTCCGAGAACATGGAAAATTACCTTGAACTTTACAATTGGATCCGTAACAATGCCGAAGAGAGCAAACGGAAGTCTGCCGATATGATTCTCCATATTCTTACATCAAGTAATAACCCAAACAAGCGTATTCGTTATGTTGATGCATTTCCCACAAGCATCGGTGCCATTGAATTTCATACTCAGACTACCGATGTTGAATACGTGAGCGTTGATGCTTCATTTAGATATACCTACTTTGAATTCATCTGATCTAGGATAGGATAAATAATACTATATTATGATAAACCTTGATGACCTATTGGTAATGTGGAAAAAAGATGCCGAGATTGATGAAATGAATCTCGACGAGGCTTCGCAGAAGACGGCTAAGGTCCACGCAAAGTACCTTGAGCTAATCTCAATCACGAAGCTGCAACTCAAGAAGAAAGAGCTTGACCAGAAAATCCTTCTCAAGGACAAATGGCTCTACTTCAATGGCAAGATGACGCAAGAAGAAATGACCGTCCGCGGTTGGCCATATGACCCATTCAATGGGCTTAAAATCATGAAGTCGGACCTTGAGTATTACTTTAACTCGGATACCGAACTTCAGAAGTCGGAAGAAAAAATCATTTACCTTAAGACACTGGTGGAAACCCTTGAAGAAATCATGGGTACACTCCGCTGGCGCCATACCCATATCAAGAACATGATTGATTGGCGGCGCTTCACATCCGGAGGTTAATATGTCCGACATTCTTAAAATCCGCAAAAAGAATGAGGTGTATATCCATATCGAGTGCGAACCATCAATCGCGAATGAGTTATCCGAATTCTTTACCTTTTTTGTTCCTGGCTATAAGTTCATGCCAGCCTACAAAAACAAGTTTTGGGACGGAAAGATTCGGCTTTTTGACGCTCGCCTAAAGACCATCTACGGCGGTCTTCTGCCGTACATCAAAGAGTTTGCGGAGACTCGTAAGTGTGAGATTGAGTATGTTGATGATCCTTACTACGGGCTACCTCATACGCAGGAACTCATTGAACCAAATGAGCTTGCCGAATTTATTGCCAACCTGAATCTCTATGCTCACGGTAAGTCTATTGAGCCTCGTGATTACCAGGTCGAAGCTATTGCACACGCACTTCGCCATTGGAAGACACTTTTGTTGAGCCCGACGGCTTCTGGTAAGTCACTCATTATCTATGTGCTGATCCGTTGGTACCTTTCTAAATACAATAAGAAAGTATTGCTAATTGTACCTACAACTTCCCTTGTGGAACAGATGTACAAAGACTTTGCCGACTACGCAACACTTGAAGAATCGTGGAGCGTCGAGGAAACCTGCCATAGAATCTATTCGGGTAAGGAGAAAATCAACATTAGTCAACGCGTCATTATTACTACATGGCAGTCCATCTATAAAATGCAAGCCACGTGGTTTGAACCTTACGGTATGGTGATGGGAGACGAGGCGCACAACTTTAAAGCTAAGTCATTGGCTTCGATCATGGAGAAACTCAGAGATGCAAAGTTCCGTATTGGTACCACTGGTACACTGGACGGGACTCAGACACATAAGTTGGTCCTTGAAGGTCTCTTTGGTCCCGTCTATAAGGTAACTACCACAAAGGAACTTATTGAACAGAATGCTCTTTCCGACCTTGACATTTCCGTGCTGTTACTGAAATACAGTGATGAGGTATGCCAAGCAGCAAAGCAGTTTGACTATCAAGCAGAAATTGACTTTATTGTTGCAAATGAGGCTCGGAATAAATTCATTCGGAACCTGGCTCTTGCTCAGGAAGGTAACACTCTTGTACTTTACAACTATGTTGAGAAACATGGGAAGCCTCTCTATGAGATGATTAATGAAAGGCTGAATGAAATGCCACGCCGCACTCGTAAGCTATTCTTTGTTTCTGGAAGTGTGGATACCGATGAGCGTGAACGCATCCGTGCCATTACTGAAGGTGAGAAGGACGCAATCATTGTGGCTTCCATGGGTACTTTTTCTACTGGTATAAATATAAGAAACATTCATTCAATCGTGTTTGCTTCTCCTTCAAAATCTCAGATTCGTGTGCTTCAGTCCATCGGACGTGGCTTGCGTAAGTCTGATAATGGAGTCGCCACAAAGGTATTTGATATTGCCGATGACCTTCATTGGAAGAAGTCTCGTAACTACACACTGGATCATGCTGCTGAAAGAATTAAACTATACTCCAAAGAAAAGTTCAATTATAAAATCTATGAGGTCTCACTATGAGCATGTATGACCTTTGTATGATTCTAAAGCTCACCTCTGGCGATTCGCTTCTCTGTCAGGTTCTTTCTGATCAAGATGAAAACATCCTTATTCGAGACCCTCTTCAGATTAACATTATCAGCAATTCTACGCCGGAAGGCATTAAGGCTTTAACCTATTATTCTCCATGGTTTCAAGGGACCGACTCAAGAATCCATATGATTCGGAAGATGCACATTCTAAGTGCTGCAATTCCAGATGAAACAACCAAGGAAGAATACGCAAGAATTGTGGCGCAGAGACACAATGAGGAAGTTCCGGAGCCAACAGGTAAGAAGAAAGAGGAGTCCTGGCTCGACCAATTGAATTTTAAGTTTAATTCGGACCAAGACCGGCATAAGAACTAGTATCCCTTAAGTTGAATAGAGATTCATTATAACAATGAATTTGGAGATGTAAACAACAAATTTGCGTTTACCTTTTATAAATGTTTAATCTTTTGTTATTTACAATATGCGACTAATGGTGTAATGTTATGAATAAGTAAAATTATGGAAACTATTACAAAGCCTTTAAAGCCCTCCAAAAGAGAAGGAATTCATTACGTTAACAACCGTGAGTTCTCACAGAACGTAGTTGATTATGTCAACTCGGTTAAAAAAGCCAAAGAGGCTGGCACGGAGATACCACGCATCACGGAATACATAGGGCGTTGCTTCCTCCGTATTGCAGAGGGTCTGTCTCATAAACCTAATTTTATCCACTATACCTACCGTGAGGAAATGGTAATGGACGGAGTGGAGAACTGCATTAAGGCCATCATGAATTACAATATTGAGGCTGCCACACGCACTGGTTCTCCTAATGCCTTTGCCTACTTTACTCAGATCAATTACTATGCTTTCATCCGTAGAATCATGAAGGAGAAGAAGCAGCAAGACATTAAAACTCGTTACATCGAGCATGCAGGTATTACCGATTTTATGTCGGAGAGCTTGAACGGTTCCGAATTCACTTATGGTGTGGAGACGGGTTTCATTGATGTCCTCAAGAATAGAATTGATAAGGTAAAAACAGTAGATAAAGCAGTAAAGGAATTTAAAAAGAAGGAAAAGACGGAACTTGAATTCTTTATGCCCGAAGTATGAAAATAGCCGTACTAAATGATAGCCACACCGGTGCCAGAAATGCTTCAGGTATCTTTCTCGACTACTTTGCCAAATTCTACAATGAAGTGTTCTTTCCTTATTGCGACAAGAATGGCATTAAACAGATTCTTCATCTTGGTGACTTCTATGATCATCGAAAGTACATTAACTTTACTGCGCTGAACCATAACCGTAAGACGTTCCTGGAACCTATGGTCGCACGGGGAATGATGATGGATATTATCCCTGGTAACCATGATGTGGTGTACAAGAATACGAATGACCTTTGCTCACTGAAAGAGCTCCTTGGTTACTTTGTAAATAACATCAATATCATTATGACTCCACGGGTAATGCAGTATGGCTCCTGCAAGATTGCAATGCTTCCATGGATCAATCCAGAGAACCATGCAGAGTCAATGAATTTCATCCAGACCTGTGATGCTCCTATCCTGGGTGCGCACTTGGAACTTGCGGGCTTTGATATGCAACCTGGTGTACAAGCGACCCACGGTGAATCTGCCGATGTATTTAAACGCTTTGAAGCGGTACTTTCGGGACATTACCATACTAAATCGACCAAGGGCAATGTCCACTATCTCGGTACACAGTTTGAAATGACGTGGGCAGATGTGGATGACCCAAAGTATTTCCATGTGTTTGATACGGAGACTCGGGAAATTACTCCAGTGAGAAACCCTCTCACGATCTTCTCAAAGTTCATTTATGATGAGAAATATGATGTTGATGGTATTGATGTGAGTACCTTTGATCATCACTTCGTCAAAGTCGTGGTTAAATCAAAGAAGGACCTCTTTAAGTTTGACCGATTCCTTGATCGGCTTCAAAAGCGTCCGATTCATGAAATTAAAATTGCAGAGAACTTTGATGAATTTTTGGCTTCCAATGTTGAGCAGGATGCGTTAGAATCTATATCGGATACCGGAGAGTTGTTAAATACTTATGTCGACGCAGCAGAAACATCCCTCAATAAGGATGCGCTAAAGTCAAAACTAAGAGAACTCTACGCCGAAGCTCAAAATTTAGAAATAGTATGATTGTTTTCAAGTCTCTTAAATACAAAAACTTCCTTTCGACGGGTGATTACTTTACCAGCATTGACCTATTGAAAAGCCCCACCACGCTTATTGTGGGGCATAATGGTTCGGGTAAATCTACGATCCTCGACGCACTCTCATTTGCGCTCTTTGGTAAACCTCACCGCGACATTAATAAGCCACAGTTGGTCAATTCAATTAACAATAGAGACTGTATCGTTGAGGTGGAGTTTAATGTCGGTCCAACTGCCTTCCGTATTGTCCGCGGTCTAAAACCTGGTATCTTTGAAATCTACCAGAATACCGTCCTTATTAACCAGGAGTCACATAGTCGTGACTACCAGAAAATCCTTGAGCAAAACATTCTCAAGCTGAACCATAAGTCGTTCCACCAGATTGTGGTACTCGGTTCATCTTCTTTTGTTCCTTTCATGCAGCTACCCAATAATGCGCGCAGAGAGGTGATTGAGGACCTATTGGACATTAACATCTTCACCAAGATGAACATTGTGCTTAAAGAGCGCAGTGCCAAGCTAAGAGAACTGCTCACCAACACCAACTATGAAATTGATCTTGTTCGTGAAAAGATTAAGATGCAGGAGAAGTACATTGGTGATCTTAAGAACCTTGATGCCGAGAATGTCGCAAAGAATGTGATACAGATTCAAGAGCTTCAGAAGGAGATTGATGAACTTATATCGGAAAACGATGGTATCAATAAGACCATAGGTACCGACATTGATACCGTAAAGAAAGAATCACTCAGGCTTACAAACACAAAGAATAAGTTGGCGACGTATCAGACCCAGATCGAAGCTAAGATTAAAGCATTGGTCCGTGACGCCAAGTTCTATGAGGAGAACAACAATTGCCCAACGTGTTCTCAGGTGCTCAATGCTGCATTTAAGGAAGAAAAGCTGGGTAAGGTAAAACTAAAGAACGATGAACTGTCTCAGGCAAGAAATGATCTTATTAATGAGTTGAATACTGTTAGCAATGGAATTAATGCCACTGCCGAAAAGTTGAATGATTATTCAAAGCTGAATAACATAATCCTTTCGAACAATATGACGGTGTCGTCGATCCAGAAGCAAATCAAACTATTGGAAGCTGAATCTGCCAAGAGTAAGAATACCGACATTGCTTCTGCCGAAACTGCGCTCTCTACTTTAAATTCAAATTCGGGTGAACTGAATGACCGCCGCGCCGGTTATTATGAGGAAGGTACTTACAATCAAGCCATCTCCGAAATGCTGAAGGACACGGGCATCAAGACCAAGGTCATTCGTCAGTATCTACCGGTAATGAATAAGCTCATTAATGGCTACCTTCAGGTGTTGGACTTCTTTGTTTCATTCAATCTTGATGAAGCCTTCAATGAGACCATTCGTTCACGCCACCGCGATGACTTCTCCTATGCTTCCTTTTCGGAAGGCGAGAAACAACGGATCGACCTTGCCCTTCTCTTCACATGGCGCCAGATTGCCCGTATGAAGAACTCTATTTCCACAAATCTATTGATTCTGGATGAAACCTTCGATTCCAGTATGGATTCCGATGGTGTGGAGAACCTCATTAAGATTCTAAAGACTCTTGAGGACAACACGAACGTCTTCATTATCAGCCACAAAACCGACGCTTTGGACGGTAAATTCAGCGCAAAACTAGAGTTCTACAAGGAAAAGAACTTTAGCCACTGTAAGTAAAATAAGCATAAGTTATTGATGGTATTACACTTAGTTTTAGTGTACGCCATTCCGTCATTATTTGTTTTACTTCTATGTGTTTTTAACATATAGTAGTACCATAATGAATAACGGATCAGAACAACAATCAATGCTGGCTCGCCTGCTTTCCAAGGAGAACATTTCTGTTCAACACGGCAAGTTTCAGACGGCTTTCTTTGATGTCAAAAACCGCGTGCTTGGTCTTCCAGTGTGGAAAGACAAAGGCAAGGATGTGTACGATCTGTTGGTTGGTCACGAGGTCGGTCACGCCCTTTACACTCCCCGCGATGCTTTGGACGGCAAACTTCCCTGCCGCAAGGACTACCTTAATATCGTTGAGGATGTGCGGATCGAGAAAATGATCCGTGCCACGTATCCCGGTCTCGTCGGTTCCTTCCGTCGTGGTTATGATGTGCTCAATACCGAGGATTTCTTCGGCATCAAAGGCAAAGACGTTCAGGCTCTTACCATCGGCGACCGTGTCAACCTTAAAGCCAAATTGGATTCTGCCATCAACATTGCTTTTTCTTCGGATGAGCAAGCCGTTGTAAATCAGGTGATGGCTGTACAGACCTGGGACGACGTTGTGGCTGCTGCCATTGCCCTTCAAAATTTGGCTCAGGCTCAATCCGAGGAGAATCCTAAAGCTACCGAGCCGCGTGCAAATAAAACCGAACAGCCCGGCAACCAACAGCAGGAAGCCGACCCTTCGGCTCAAGGCGAGCCCATGGAAGGCGAGCCGGGTGAAAACCAAGCCGACGCTGCTGGCGCCGACGATAAATCCGAGGACGGTGATGCCGACCTTAAAGATGCTATCGAAAAAGCCATCGACGACCTTATGGGCAAGCCCTCAAAGAACCAATCTGCTCCTACTCAGGATACCAAAGGTAACGAACAAAAAACCGATGCTGCTCCCAAGTCGGAATTCGACCCGAATCACTACGGTACCGTTCCAGAAATTACCACCAACTCTCACTTTGAAAAACAAGCCAAGAGTCTTGTCGATACCAGCGAGTCTGTTCGTACCACAAACTACTGCACTCCTCCATCAAAACGCGATTTGGCTGCATCGGTTATCTCAAATGAGACCATTACCGCCGACCGCGATGCCGCTTGGGAAAAGCAAATTTCTATCTACGGTGGCACTCGCCCAACGTACTCCAAGGAATATGCCGAATTTATTGCGAGCACCAAGAAGTTTGTGGGCGTGCTGGGTAAGGAATTCGAGATGCGCAAAGCCGCCTATCAGTATAACCGCGCAACCGTGGCTCAGACTGGCATCCTAAATGTCAACAAACTACACGGTTACAAAGTCACCGACGACATTTTCCTGAGTGTAACCCAATTGGCCAATGCAAAAAGCCATGGCATGATGATGTTTATCGACTACTCTTATTCGATGAACGAGGTGATCAAATACGTTCTGAAGCACGTGATCAATCTCAGCATGTTCTGCAAAGCAACCG